CCCTATCGAAACTTGCAACTTAGATAAGAAACTCAATCGCAGACAAAGAATATTCATTTGGACTGCTGTAAATAATCCTAGACTATCTCTGATCGAGTCGGCTGCGAAGGCAGGTTATAAAGATCCACGACAGGCCGCAAACAAGCTCATGAGTAATCCTTTGATTAGATCCGAATACAACTACCTGATGAATGAAGTTAAGAAGAAGTACGAGCTTAATTATGATCGGGCAGTTCAAGATTTGTACGACATTCGAGACAAAGCTTTGGAAGCTGGATCCTTTAATGCAGCAATCTCAGCTCAAAATAGTTTGTTAAGAGTCGGGGGCTTGATTGTTGACCGTAAGGAAGTTATGTTCGGAAAAATTGACCAGATGAGTAGAGAAGAAGTCGAGAGCCGCTTAGAAACGCTGCTTGGCCAGACAATAGAAGCACAAGTTATTCAAGATAACGCTTTAGAAAATAATGATGTGAGTGATCTAGAAAGTGAAGTAGAGCAATAAAAGGGGAGAAAAAGACAAGTATTGCTCTACTTCGATTATATTTTAACTGCTAATTACACCTCTTGTCTAACCAAAATAGTAATCAACTAAGACAACTATTCCAATTAATGAAAATAGCACAATTTCCCAAAACACCATTAATGGCTAACGAGTGCTTTGATTTTATTAACCTGGAAAACCATTTGCAGTTTATCTAAGTCCTTTTTAGAGTGTCCACCGACATTCCATTCGGTAATCTGATCAACTTCTAATCCGTCATCTCCTAGATAATTCTTGCCATTCTTCCAATTATAAATATGCAAGTATGTGCCGTCTTGGAATTCAATATCCCATTCGACATCTGTTTTACCGTCTGAAGTAGATAAATCTATCTTCATTGGCTCTCCAAAAGAGTCGATTAACTCTTGATAAGAACATTTAACATAGCCAATTAAACTTGATCCAAAGATCGCATTTGCATTGACACCTTCATTATGTGTAATGAACATATATGGTTTCATATTACCTCCTCTGTTTCTAATATTATACCAATCCACTTTACATTCCTCATGCTCTTTAAAGCTTGAGAAAGTAAACTGAAATCTTCTTGATTATCCACCGAAATCCAAACTATTGGTTTATTACCTAACTTGGCTTTTCTTGGATTGAGATCGCTTTGTATCGTTCTCAGATACTCTATAGCGTCTTGTACTTGTTTAAGTTTTAAGTTCTGCATTTGTTAAATTCTTCTTCTGCTTTTGCAAAACAATCATCACATAAAGCGTCATATCCTTCCATACATTCGTGGTAGCTATCCTCACAATCTCCTTGCCAATATAGTTCTTGCCAAGTATTAACAATCAATTCACATTTATCACAAGTGTTTAAATCCTCATGCAAATGTTCTTTAACATCAAAATCTTTAGGAAAATCTTTTAAATATGCAGTTCCAAATTCTGCTTTAACATCTGAAGTTCCCCATATATTTAATTCATTGTTCCAAAGTGGTTTCTGCACTTCTTTTATTTTTTTCCAAGTTATCTTACTCATGCTTTCTCCTTTAATCTTTGTAATAAAAATCTTCTGAACATTCTATTAAAAATTCTACTTCTAATAAGTTATCTAGTTCTTCTTGCCACCTTTCTTCTTTTGGCTCTGATTTAATTTGATTATTAGCAACTCCAATTAGACATTTAACAACTGCTAAAGCTGTTTCTAGTTCCTTACTTGTTCTTTTATGTGTTAGCTCTATACTCATGCGTTCTCCTTTAAGTAATTATTGAAACAAATTCTTTGTTATCGTCTTGTTGTACATCATCAATCTCAAGCCATTCATCTGCAAATACAGGTTTATCATTTTCCCAATCGCACACAACAAGTTTATCTTGAACTTGAATATCGACTATGGCTTTTGGATTGCATTCTTTTAATATTTTTATTAGTTCATGTACTCTCATGTTTACTCCACTTCATAGAATTGTAATTCCCCTTCAAAGAAGTTTTCTTCAATGAATTGGTATGCTTGTTTTTCAGAGTCAAAAGTTTCATCAAGCAAATAAGATGTCATATTATTCTTGTATCTGATTTTGAATTTACCTTCTTTTTTTTCTTTCTCTACATCATATCCATGAACATCTAGTATGTAATTTTTCAGATCCTTTTCTGTTAAGCCCTCAATAACTATGTGTATGTCATCAGGGCTATAATCCTCCCAAGTCTTGTCATCTTTAAGTGCTGTATAGGTATCTCTTTCTGACCACCAAGCAACTGTAATTCCACTATCTTCAAAATAGTGGCTAACTAAAGATTGACTATCGTTAAAATCACTAACTATTATTTCTACTATATTTTCATTCATAAGCTTTTCTCCTTTTGCTCTAAATCCCAATCGTAATGATGAACATCTATTAGATACCCTTTGAGATCACTTTCTTTTAGTTCTTCGATTACAAAATGAATTGTATTAGGACTGTACCAATCCCAAGTTTTATCATCATGCAAAACTAAATAAACTTCTCTGTCTTTCCACCAAACAATTTCAAGTTCACTATCTTCAAAATAATAATGGTCTAGTATTTGATGATCATTAAAATCTGCAACTACAGTTTCTGCTATATTTTTGTTAGCTAGATCGTACATAATTTTCCTCCTTTAAATTAATTCTTTATCGTGTTCGTAAATTCCTTCATTCATGCTTTCCACCCATTTCCACTTGCCTTCAATCCTATAAAGAATATCTTTGCAACATGACATGCCATGAACAACCAAAGCTATATCGCCACTCCAAGCAGGACAGTCAGGCATATATCCTTTCAAAACAACTACATTGTGTAAGCTATTTTCACAAAAATACTCTTCGTGTGCGTCCACTTTAAAACCATAAATGTAATTTAATTCTTCTGCTATCTCTTGAAGATCATTAATTGTCGGCTGACTCATAAGTTCTCCTTGTTATAAAGCCATAAATCTACTTCAAAAATTTGAAAGTCATCTAATTCTTCAGGATCGTTTCCGTCTCCAATCCTTTGCTCATTATTTTCTTTTAACCATTCTTCAGGGTTATCTGTAAGTGCGACAAATTCTGTTTCGCCATAAGAATTTATATAATCAATTTGATATAGTTTCATTGTTCCTCCTCTTGTAAAAAAATATCTTGGTTATCTGATCCAATGCTTTGGTACTTATCAGGATTTTCTTCCTCGCTTGTGTTGTAAGGCAAATGATCTTTTGGATCAAATTCTTCTACATCTATAGACGGATATACTCTATCGTTCATATCTTGATCTAAAAGAAGTTCTGCTTTACCTTCGGCTTGTAATAAATCATCTGCTAATACTTTGTAATAGCCAACATAGTCTGCCCTAACTCTAATATAAAAAGTTTTCTGATCTTTCATAATTCTTCTTTCTCCTTCATGATTTCTACTTTCTCCTTCATGATTTCTAAAAGACTTTTGTCTGAATAGTTATAAGCACAACTTAGACACAATTCAAAACCTATTTGATCTTGTGTTGATCTTTCATCAACTTCTTTTTTACATAATTGACATCTACTCATTAGCAAAACCTATTAACAATATCTAGTTCTTCTCTAGTTATAGATTGAACTCGTTTAACCATGTATAAAACACCATTCCAATCGTATGTATGCTCATCTTCAAAGTTTTCTTCAATTTGCTCATCTTCAAGTCCAAAAAAATCAATGAGTATGTCTTTATCAGTTATGATCCCATTCTTATAATCTTCATAACTCATGTGGAAATAATCTGTTTCTCTATGCTCATTTCCACCGTCTAAAATTGCAAAATTTACATATATTAAATTTTCTTTCATTGGCTCTCCTCTATTGCTCTGTAATCTGTTTTTCTAGTAATAAACATTTCTGCTTGGTACTTGTGGTTAAAATCGGCTACGGTTTTTTTAGTTTCAACATCAACCACCACATAAGATTTATCAATGTTGCTACCTCTTTTTCTTATTACTTCAACTATATTAAACATATCTCCTCCTATATATATTGTTTTGTAAGTTCAATTAATTTTTTATCTTTGGGATTGTTCTTAATGTATTTAAGGACTTCCTCAAAATCATCTGTAATGAAAGCGTCTCCTCCGTCATAACCATAACAAAGCACAACTTGAAATCTTGGATAATACTTTTGTCCAAAAATATCCATATTATTGGTTTCTCTTATTTCATCATTATGTGAGTTAATCCATACATGATAAGCTTTATAATTATCCTCTTCGGTACTAAAGCTTGGTAAAGAGTCGTTGTGATAGGACATACATACCCAATCTTTTGGTATATCTAAATCGCTGTAGTAATTACTCCAATCGCGATAGTCTCCACTTGGTCTGCTTATGTTGGCTAGTTTTTGATATAAGGGAATAAGTTCTTGATCGTGTTCTACTCTCGTTTTAAGTATTTGACAAAGATCAAAAATTTCTTCTTCTGTAAGTTTTACATCAATAGTCATTAGTCCTCCCTCACTATATTGAATTTTTGTTTAAGAAAGTTTTCTACTTCCCAAACTATTTCGTCAAAAATTATTTGTCCTTCATTAGTGAAATGACTAATTCCGTCTTGATCAGAAATAAGTTCGTCAAACTCAGTCAGTCCATTTACCGTTGGTGTGTTAAATTTTTTTACCATTACATTTGCTGAAAAATCATCAACCAATTCAAGATAATCTTCAGGTTTTAATATCGTCTTGCCACTCATAATATCTCCTTAAATTTGTTTACTATCTGTAGATTATAGACGCTTTACAGGAGATTACAATAAGTATCTACAAAAAATAATAAAAAATATCTAGTCGTTGTAATCAGAAAAGGAAATCGCATTACCCTTCTCTTTTGATCGCTTACTGTAAAAAAAAGCAGTTTTTCCTAACTGAATAGGATCAACAAAGTCGGCTCACATGTCGGGAGTCGGTTTAGAAATTGTCGGGTAGAGTTTTTGAAGTATATACACATAAGTTTAACACAACTGATCCTTCAGGCCAGGCGATCTTTTCTTGGATCTCAAACCTGCCAGGAAGATTTTTGGTTTACTGATAGTATAACTAAAAGTTATAAGAATTGTTTACTTTATGTAAAAATAATCTAAAAAAATAGTTGACAAATAGTAAACTGTCTGACATAATACACTCATAACTTAAACAAAAGGGAAACATTATGACTAAAAAAATTAAAGGAAAAACTTTCGAGTTTTGTGATGTAATTATTGGAAAGAAAATTACTGTCGCTGTAATTTCTGATCAGAATGATGAATGGGGAGATCAAGCAAAAAGAATGATTTGCGATTTTCTTCCCGAAGTTCAAGCTCTTGGATTACCGTCAGGCAATTACAAAAATGAAATCGAAGGCGATTTTGAAAAAGAAATTGATAATTACAAACAATCTTTAGCAGGTGGCTGTGGATTTGAGCATATTTTAATTAAAGATGAAAATGGAAAAATTAAAGACTTAGCATAAAGTCGGGAACAGTCGGGGGGAGCTTTTGCTCCCCTTTTTTTGTTTTAAAAAAGATCTAAAGTACACAATAAAGATCACAAACAAGCCCGATACAGATCCTATGGGTAGATCTTCAGGGGTAAAAACAATAGTTGACAATTAGTAGCCAAGTAGCTATCATTTAAGTTCACTAATAAACGGAGAAAAGACATGACTTATACAATCATTAAGTTAAGTGATAATTGGTACAGTTTTAACCAATTACCACAAAATAATAATTACATAAAAATTGATGCTCTAAGGTGCTTGACTGATAGAAAAGCAATTAACAGGGCAAGAAAAATTTTAGGTAATAAAAAAGCAATAATAAAAATCCAGGAGAAAAAGACATGAGTGAAAAGCTTAAATATATAAAAAATGATTACGGACATTACCGTATATCTATAGATGGTTTAGAGTTCTATTCTCTACGCCAAGCAAAAAAACATATTAAAAATAAAAGGGCGAGAGCTAGGAGGAGATTGAATGGCTGATTTAAAAAGCTCAACACACGAAAGACTTTACGAGATGTGTAAAGACATTCAAGAAAACATTCCTAAATATCAATTTCATGATCCAGAAGGCGACCACTATCTAGAAGTATATGATGAAAAATATATTGTCGGTAGAGATGGCGAGTTTCAAAACTGTATTTTGTTGGTTGCAGGTGGTGGGCCAGTTATATGGATTGATACTTGGAGTCAGGAAGTTCAAGGGTATTGGGGTTTGGATAAAGTAGCTCTGCCGATATATGACTACGAGCATATAAAAGACCACTTTGAAGAAATGTGCGTGGGTAAAACTATAGGTCTATCATGATGATGGAAATGGAAATAGTTTTACTGACCTTAATAGCTCTAGTAGTGTTGGTTGATTACTTACTAAGCTAGTCGGAGTCGGAGCAATCGGGGGCAGTTTTCGGACTGCCCTTTCTTATTTGGATCAGAATATAAACACACAAAAACGACCAGCCAGATAGACCAGGAAAGAAAGTGGACTTAGATATGTCTTGTTTACAAATAGTATATTTACTGTTATAATAAAATCTTTAAGGAGAAACATTATGAAACTATTAGAAGATGCTAAAGCCAACTTGTCTGACGAGCTTATAGACGTTGTTCTTAATTCAGAAAATGATGAAGAATATGATGTTGGTTATTACTTTGGAGTTAAAGCAGTAATCCGAAACAAAGAGCTGAGAAAAGCCGTAGGCAGTCTAAGTTCTCTGATTGGAGAACAGGAAGAGAAACATTATAGCGAATGGTATGGTGTTGAAAATCCAGGAGATATACCGACAGAAGAATTAGAAGAACACGCTTACAAAAGTATCAGAGTTCTTGTTGACCATTTTGAAATTAGTTAGTCGGAGTCGGAGGTCGGGCAACTCTTAGGGGTTGCCCTTTCTTTTTGCCTGAAGGATATATATACACAAATAATCACAATTTTATGATCCAGGGTAGTTGTTAGTCTAGTTCTCTTAGATTTTACTTTTAGTAGAAACCAAGCTATAATAAATAAAACTTAAATGGAGAATAATATGTGCGAAGAGTATCAATACTGTATTGTTGACGGTTTGCCTGAATACAATTTTAAGCTCGAAATTAAACAGGGGACATTTGAAATGTTTGCGACTATCAATAGCTATGGCTTTATGGACTATAACTTCTTCCTGGATCAACAGCTTTTAGACGGTGGTGTGTATGGGGGATATTGGTGTAATTCAGATAACTATGGTCATTTCAATGAAAGTGCTGAGGGTAGTCTTTATGAACAAGAGTGGGGTTATCTCTGCTCATCAGTTCTTAAAGATTATGACTTTGAAAATAAAATTTGGCGAGTTTCATAATGGACAAAATAGAATTAACATTGTTTTTAATTTTAGAGGAGCTTGAATTAATAAAAGCTAATGATATTAAATCAGGCATGACAAATTTAGATGGTGTTTTGAATTTTTGTAGAGACATCAATGCAGAAGAGGACGCATAATGACTACTAAAGTGTATTGTGATGAATGCGATAAAGTTTTGCATGTAAATTGTTCAGGGGGTGTCGGTACAGAAGTAGATGTACAAATGCCAAATGCTGATTATGTTTTAAGGATTGGAGATTACGACACATATTTCTACTTGTGTCCAACTTGGAATACGAATGACTTTCATGTCTGTCTTGATTGCTACTACAAGAAGTATGTGTGCAAAGAAGGTTGGGTAGATGTGTCGGCTCAACTGTTTGAGTTCATGCAAGAGATTGGAATGGAAGAACAGTATGCAAATACTAGAAAACACCTGACTGATATGATCCAGAGTGGTATTGACAAAAAGTAGAAAGTAGCTATACTAACTTGGTCAATAATAGCTTTTGCTATTCTTGGTCATAATGTCCCAAATTGAAACCCTTAGTCTCGGCTAGGGGTTTCTCTTTATGGGCGACTGAAGTCGGTAGTCGGGTTTTTTATTTTCTACCCCCTGTGAGCTGGAGCAAAAAAGGTTTATATATAACACAATATTTTTTTTTAGGATCCTGTGGCTGTGGGGAAATTTGGGGATTGGGGTTTGAAAAAACAGGCCAGACTTATTTAAATTATTTTTGCTTTGAGGGTTTACATTAAGTAATCAATTTGCTTTAATGTACTTATAAACAATTAAAGGAGGACATTTATGGTTTATAGTGAAGAGTTAAAAATTAGAGATGCTCAATTATCTTTAACTGAGCATGATAATTTAGAGCAATTATTAGATGACTATTTAGATTTGTATGAAATGTTGAATAGTTGTGAAAAAGATAAACAACCACTTGAGAAAAAAATAACAAAGCTAAGACATAAGGTAAGTCTTATCGATAGAGTTATTCATGAGTTAAGGTGGAAGTTTTGGATAAAGCATTTAAAAGACTTAGAGCATATTAGTAAAATGAATGAGTTTATAAAAAAACCTTACTCTGCTATAGAGAGAGAAATAAAAAGATTAGCTTTTAAAAAAGAAGAGGAGAAGTAATGAAAGGATATATTATTGATAGCAATCTGAAGGGTATCTTTCCAATAGAGTTGGATAAGGATATGGATTACAAAGACATCTATAAGTATTTGCATACAGATGTAAAGCGAGTGAGTGCTTTTGATGTGGTTCGGGTAAGAGGTACTAATGATTTGATTTATGTTGATGATGAAGGTCTATTAACTAGGGAAAATTATATGTTTGTTTTCGATCAATTCAATCCTCATTTAGATAAACATCACTTGTTCGGGAATGGCTTAATACTAGGCACAGATACTGAAGGAGAAAGCATGACACCCGAAATGTCATTGAATTGGTATAGAGAGAAAATTACCTTTGCAGATGAGTTGGTTTTGTGTGAGGACTATTTAGTTCCTCCTGTCTTTGTGCCTATTAAATAAATTTTACTTTTAGTATCTACTCGTGGTAAGCTTACCTTATTAACTAATCAATTAAGGAGACATTATGAGAGTTAAAAAATTATTAATAAAAGTAGAGTTAGAGAATGGTGCCGAATGTAATTATATTGAGTATCAAGCTTTTAGCTTTGTATTAAATGGAACGCCTTATATTGTGAATGGTGAGTTCAACACTATCGACTTTGAACGCATTATGAACATGAGTGAGGAAAGCATGAGGAGAGAGGGCAACACCATAATTAATGGGCAAGTCCAAAATCCTAGGTTGGAGAATGATTTAGACAGCTAGAACAATTCTCCCTAGTTGGAAGAGTCAAGCAGAAATGCTTGGCTCTTTTTTTTTGTGACTCTTATTGGTCGGGAAAATCATGCAGGTCGGCTGGCTGCTGGGTCGGACACCCCAAATTGCATATATACACAAAGGTAGGTACAAGCACAATAAAACACACAAACAATAACAATCATTTTAACAATTCTTCTTTTTGGGTTATATTATGCTCATGTATGGCATAAGTAGTAGGCTCAGACTTTTCCTAAACTCTTCTCCTCTAGATTTGTTTGGGCCTACTCACTACGGAGTAAAGATATGGAAAACATGATGAATCCAGGAATGGGTATGAACGAAGAATTAGAAACTTTATCAAGTCAAGATATGGATGAGGCGAAAGCAGCTATGGGCGAACTCATCAATATGATCGCAGAAATGAAAGCTGCTGGCATGTCAGATGAAGAAATAAATCAATTTTTAAGTGAGTTTGGTTTGACTTTGGAAGAAGTTTTAATGGCAGACCAAGCATTAAAAAATCCTGAAATGTTACAGGATCCAAGTATGATGGGTGGACAGCCTGAAATGACTCAAAACAATCAAATTCAAGCACAATTAGACGAGTTAATGTAATGGCTAGACAGCGTTCTGATTTAGATAATAATATTTTAAGTTCCCTAGGGGAAGCAGTAGTAACTGGCATTCCTAACAAAGACATGCCTGTAATAGAGCCAGAAGAGGTAGTTGTTCCGCCAGAAGGTATTGGGCCTTTGATTTATGGTAGATCTCCGACACCCATTAAAAGTGGATTGGAATCTTTGAAAGAAAGTTTTTTAACTGGTCTAAGAAATATTTCAGGTTTACCTGCTTCAAAGGCATCTACAAGATTTAAAATTTCAGATACTGCTAGAGAAATAATATCTAATTCAAGAGATCTTGATGAAGCGACTTTTATGTTTTTTCCATATTTACGAGAGTTAGCACCTGGAGCAACCTATCAAAATGCAAGATCTTATCTTAATTCTATTATGACCTCAGAAATGAAAACTTTAGATCCAAAGCCAGAATATCGAAGTCCTAATGATTTAACAGATGTATTTCAAGATCTTTATGAGTAATGGCCAGTCGTTCAGAAATAGCGAGTCAAATAACTGAACTGATAGGTGAGGGTAAGGTTCGTGATGCCTATAAAAAATTTGAAGAACTACCTGTTTTAGATCAGATTGCAGTAGGTATTTCCCCTGGTGTAGGAGATGTCCTTACTGCTTACGAAGTTGGCGAGTTTTCTACAAGAGCCAAAGAGAAAGTCAAAGAAGGTGATACTTTAGGGGCTGTTGGTTATGGAGCTTTGGCAGCTATAGGTCTTGCAAGTTTTGTTCCTATTCTAAGGTTCCTTAGGGGTAGAAAAGCTGGAAAGCTTTTGCCTGAAGAAAAAAAGCTATTACCAGCCCCCCTCAAACAATTACCGCCACCTGCCGAAAAAATTTCTACAAAAATTGAAACAAAAGCAAAAACTAAAATAGAAACTCCAACTAAATCTGCTGAAGAAATTATAACCAATTTAAGAGAAAAGCCTTTTGCTGATTTGTTAGAAGGTGGTCTTACGGTTTCTAAAATGCGTAGAGCCATAAGAAATAAAGTTGGTACTAATTATCAGCCTAATATGAAAATAGCTCAGTTGTTAAAAAAATTACAAACTGGTGAAGGTGTCAACAAAGCGGAATTAAGATCCTTTGAAGTTTTAGATGAATTTGATCAACCACATCCTAACTTTGTAGCTAGATTTGGTGGCAGTCAAAACAAAATAAATCTTGATGACTTTGACAATTATTTAGCATCTAAAGGAAATAAATATCAAGTTACTGAGGTTGCAGAAGAATTTCAACCTAGCTTAGTTATTGATAGATTAAGTGATGGGTATAGAAATATTTCAGGTGCTCCTAGAAACACACTTATTGAAAGAAAGCAAAGAATACACACGCATAAAGATATGAAGAAATCTATGGAGCTGATAAACCGAGAAGGAGGTTATCATTACAGTAGAAGTCCTTCTGTACCAACTCCAAATGAAATAAGCTCTATAGGTTTTGATGAAGTTTCAAAATATAATTACGATTTTAATACGCCTTTTCAAATTGAAGATGTTGAAATTCCAGGGTTAGGAGCTATTGAAGGTGCTCCTGAATGGCTTCAGGGGAGCAAGAAAGTTTATCATTTGCATAGGGTTCAATCTGACTACGCCAAAGACTTAAAAAGTAAATTAGAAAGTGGCGGAGAATTTGCTTCAAAAGAAGATTTGACAAAGATGGATGTTGCTGGATTTATTAAAGATTATGGAGCTGAAGTTTATCAAACAGGTATTTTGCAAACTAAGGTTAAAACTTTGCAGAAAGCTTTGAAAAACACAAAGGATGCTGCAGAAAAAACAAAAATCAAAAATGATATTAAATCTTTACAAGCGGACATAAGAAAGTCTATTGAAACTTTACAGAAATCTATAGGTGATATGGATGTTACTTTCGGCTTACCTAAGTTTAGTGATGTAAATAAACCAGGCACTAAGGAAGCTTTTCAAAGGTATTTAAGAAAACAATATTACGACAACCTTTTGCCAAGCTCTAGGGATTTTTTTAATGCAGATAGAATTATTAAAAAATCTGATTTAGCTAAAGGTAAGGTACCATCTACTCTGAAATATTTAAGAGAAGGATCGCCAGATAGAAAAAGAAACCGTCAATTTATTAACGCAGCTGTGCCAGAAGATGCAATATTTAACAGAATTATTTCTGCAAGACCGATTTCCAATAAACTTATCAGAAGTCCTTTTGATGAGGGTGGTGGCTCAAAAGGTTTTGTTACTAATTATTTAGAGCCTATTGTTAGAAGAGATTTAGCTGAAGCTATAGATGAAGGTTATGAAGTTTTTAGAGTAGATTCAGGCAAAGCATTAAGATCTAATGAAGGTGGAGTTTATGAAGTTTATGATGAAAGAATACCTAAAATTTTACAAAAGATATTTAAACAAGAAGGCTTAGATCCAAAAGAATATGTTTTTCAAAGTAAAAGAGGGCCAGATGTAATTAACGATAGAATTTATGATCTTACTGATACACCTCCTGATGATGTTTATTTCCATACAGGTACTTTTGTAAAAATTGATGACAAGCTCAGAGAAATATTTAGAAAAAGTGGACTACCTACTTATAGAAAAGGTGGAATAGTAAATGCTATACAAAGTTTATGAGTTTCAACCATTTATCAGATGCGGAGATAAAAGAAGCCTTAGCTTTACGAGAAAGGTTAAACTTACTTAAAAAACAAGAAATTTGTAAAACTAATTTTTTAGAATTTATAGATCACATGTGGGATGGTTTTATTTGTGGTCGTCATCATAAAATCTTTGCTGAAAAACTTGAGGGTATTGCTAATGGCACAATCAAAAGATTGATTGTCAATATGCCACCTAGGCACACTAAATCTGAATTTGCATCTACATATTTTCCTGCTTGGATTATGGGTAGAGATCCTAGTAGAAAAATTATGCAAACTACACATACAGGAGAACTTGCTGTTAGGTTTGGTAGAAAAGTTAGA